TGATTTAAGTGATGTTCTCAGAATAGAGATACTAAGATTATTGGAGCAAATAGCAGACTCTCCGAAGGAGAATGAGTAATGACTTGGATAAGATTAGAGGATGAGTTTCCCCAGGATGGTCAGGAGGTATTGGTCACTGGTGACGGATGGATTGGTATAGACCTCGTTAGATACGACGATAAACAAATGAAGTTTATCCCTGTCAGGGATAATATTTTCGGTGAACATTGGGACATTGAGCCGTATTCCATTGGAGGCGGTCGGCACTCTGTTACTTTTTGGATGCCAACTCCTGAGCTTCCTGATAAGGTAGACGAGTAAGGAGAAAAGTTATGCCACTCACAAAAAAGGGAGTTAAGATTCGTAAAGCCATGCAGAAGTTTTATGGGGAAAAACGTGGTAAAGCCGTGTTTTATGCCAGCGAAAACAAAGGTAACATAAAAGGTGTTACTAAGAAAAAGTAATGAAATTGATAGGGATAGATCCTGGTAAGTCAGGAGGTATTGCAATCATCTCTAACGATGAATGCTTTGCCATACCTATGCCAGAAACAGAGCGCGATATTTACGACTATCTAAAAGATAATTCAGAAGACGCGTTCTGTATAATAGAACAGGTACACGCCATGCCAGGGCAGGGAGTAACTTCTATGTTCACCTTCGGCATGGGGTACGGTGGGCTTAGAATGGCCTTGGTTGCAGCAGCTATTCCATTTGAGACAGTGACCCCCCAAAAGTGGCAAAAAGCGTTACAATGTCAAACTAAAGGTGATAAGAATGTATCGAAAAGACGTGCTCAGGAGTTATACCCTAAACTGAAAATAACCCATGCAATTGCTGATGCAATTTTGATTGCACACTATGGACGATACTGTAAATAAAAAACAGCTTATTATGTTTCAGTCAGAACAAGAATCAGTAGATCATCGCAGTCAGTGTCCGGAATATAAACTTTGGACAGCAGTTATGACCAGAGCCATTACGGACTACGTAAAGTTCTTCGATCAGTGGATCGTTATTGACGGTCAAAATATAAGGATGAGTAAAACAAAGAAGCGTAGGAAAACATTACGCACTAAACAAAGTTTAGAATTAAACTGGTTACGCTGGTTTCTCTTTAGTGATAATACCCAAGAGTTTAACCTTGCATGGGTATTTGAGCATTGCCTACATGAAAATGAATCTAGTTTAAAAACAACTAGAAAGAATCTGATTAAGTTTCATGTGCAGAATCTTGAAAAGAATAAAACCTGCTCCTGTTTAACAGAAGTGTACGATTTGTATCAGAAGTACGGCCCTATGGCAGACATCTCAGACAAGATAGAAAAACAGAAACTAAACTAGAAAGCAGTAAAGATTGGTATCAAACCAACCATACTTGGAGTGATCAATCCACAAAGTTGGGCACAATCTTGGGCTAGGCTTAGTTTTATATTCCAAACCGTAGTATCTCTTATCCTCAATCGTCAGATTGCAGCCGACGAGGTGAGATAGGCAAAGGAAAGAACATAAGATTTTGCAGGTTTGTCGTTTCACCGACACAACCTCTTTAGTTCAACCTTTACCTTTGCCGTATCTCATGTGGTTTTTTTATTGGCAAGGGATAGACCCTGAGCAACCAATGCAGTGACTACACCTATCACTAGCTCAACCATTTCGGGCAAAGCTTGAGCAACGGCGCTTTCAGTAGCCAACCCCTTGGCAATCAAAAATCCACCAACCAAAGTCATGACGTGACGAACGATGCTGCCCAGGTAATCGCCTAGAAAAACATCACTTATTTTCTTTAGTAGCCATGATTTCATGCTATCTCCTTTATAGTTAAATCTACTTCCTGTTCTGTTTGTAAATATCGCATCATTGTTTCCATACCCAGTGTGCTGTGAATAATGGTAGCAGTACCTGATTCAGTACCAAACTTTTGTCCAATTAGAATGCAACCATGTGTGTCTTTATGAGTATTGCCACGATGAAACAGGATATGCTCACGTTTGGGCACGTTTAACACCTGCCAGGTTTTACCAAATTTAGGGCTATCAACTGGTTTACATTTATAATTCCCAGCTGGTATGCAGCTAATATCTGTAGCGTTATTGCGATAAGGTAATTCTAAGGTAACTAATCGTGCAGTTTCGTCGAAACAAAGCACGCCTAAAATGGCATCAGGTAGCTTGGATATCCTAACGAGCGTTAGTTTCACCTCTTGCTCCCATCTTTATTCCACTGGATGTAATCTCTACGCCCTTATCTGAATCCTTAAGCACAAGAATTATAACTAAAACAGCTAAGATTGCAGACACTAAAAGAGTGCCAGTCTTATCAGTGGCAGGTTTTACTAACCTATCTGTAAGCGTCTCAAGGCTGTGTGCTATCTTGGGTAGGTATTGAAGATGATCTAATTTGTCGTGCATACGAGTCATTTCTCGTTGCAACTGAACAAACTCTTCGATTGCCACGTTACAGCTTGTATCTTCGCCGTTTACAATTTTCATTATGGAGCCTCAAGTGCTGCTACTCTTGCTTCTAACTCTTGAATTGCTTTTATCAAACGTGCTTCAAATTTGCCTAAACCTGCCAAATCCAAAAATCCATTATCGTTTTGAGATACTAAGTCGGGATAAACTTGCTGCACCTCCTGTGCAATGAATCCAGTTTGATGCCCTGAGCCATCCTTATAATCAAATTCAACTGGTCTTAGATTTAGGATGTTGTTCAACTGAGGCGGTAAATCAACGATATTTTCTTTTAGTCGCTCATCAGAAGTGCTTGTAAAAGTTGCCTGGTTTGCGCCGTTGGCGGTTATTTTGCCACTTTGCGCTACGCCGTTGTTTATCCAGAAATGAATAAAATTTTGGGTTGTTGTGCTGTTATTATCAAATTTTAATATTTCAATCGCGGCCTGAGCGACATCACCTGTCACGCTCCAGGTTTGAACCGCCGCACTGGTGTTTAATTCGGCTGTAATTGCTAGTTGAGCAGAAACAGGAGTCATCGCTATGCCAACCTTTCCTTCTGAATCTATTCTCATTCTTTCGGTAACCGTACTACTACCGTTAGCAGTTGTGTCAAATAGCATAGTACCAGGCATATCATTGGTAGCACCTGGAGTATTGGTGCAAACTACTCTTATACGTCCAGCAATATCAAAATCTGTGCCGTTACAACCACGCCAAATAATATCGCCATAAGTGTCACCATTATTTACAATGGTATAATCACCAACTGTAGTGCCTCTAGATTTATTTAGATATATAGTAGCTCGCTGAGTATCATTCGACCAACTCGTAGCCTGCAAAACTGGTCTAGCTCCTCCTGTCTCATTAACACTCGCCTGTTTTAAAAATGCCTGGAATGTATTGTCCTGTAACTGATTATAAGTAGTGTACTGTCCCGAACCCGTAGCATTTGCCACGCCTGTATGCTTGTAGCCACCCATCGGCAAATTAGCGGTAGGAGTGTTCTGACCATCCTTAGTTAAGCAGTTATTGATACCTGTAGCCAAGTCATTATCCTGAGCATCATGAATCGCAGCTTCAATGCCGATACCTAATGCCGCATCGTCTTGCCACTCTGTGCTACCATTAGCTCTTGTAAATGTTCCACCTGACCAGGCCATATTTATCTCCCTCTAAAGAATTGTTGTAACTGTTCACCTTCAGTCATCGCCGGTTCTGTTTCAGTGCCACTAGCACTGTAAGCACCTACCCTACGACTAATAGGGGCAGCTCTGGTTAAGACATCTTCTATTGTTTCCCCAGTTTGTCTAGCACGAACAGCTTGCCGTGCCTCTAATGCTTTGGCTTTCCTACCAGCTTTTAAAGTCTCCTCAAATTTTCTAGGATTCAACAGAGCTTCCCTAATTGCTTTACCTAGTTCGGAAGATACAGCAGCTTTCCGTGCTTGGCTTAAATAATTATAAGCAGCAGGGACACCAGCCATTGCAACTCCTGGTAATCCCATACCCATACCACCCAAAAGTCCGGCAGCAGAGGAAGCTGTAACAAGTTTGGTCCATTCGGTTTCTTTCGGTAGTTCTGCTCGTTTAAATAATCTTGTTATCTGTGGTTGTAATCTTGCGGCAGTTTGTGAACCACCGGCAGCTGTACCAGCTCTTTTTGTTTTAGCTCTAACAGCTGCATCATTTATCAAATCGTCAAATGTTTGTGCTTCTTCGCCAAACAATGCTCTGTTAATAAATCGTTTTTGGCGTAGTTTGTTAACGGTAGTAACATCTTTATTAACTGTACTCATTACGTCGCTAACGTACTGAGTTTTGATTAAATCATGAGCTGGACTATCTTTTCCGATCATCTTAAAAAATTGCTCTACAGCTGGATTTGATCCAGTAATTAGTTTTACAACTTGATCACCTTGTAAATCTTTGGCAGCCAAATTTTTCAATGGTCCTTCATAATACGTTTTAGCATGCTCAAATGCTGCTTTATTTGCTGCAATAAATGGTTCTGATACGCCACCTACGCTCTCTAGTTTGTTACGTATTAAACCTTTTATTTGCGTTGCTAAGGCTGCTGCCCGATTGTCTAAATTGGCATTGCCAGAATATTTTCTAGCAGCTGCACCAAAATCGGAATAATACTTTTGCAATTGTCCAGGAGTGAGTAAGGCTTCTGATTGCTGAAAATTATCAATTAAATTTTGCAAATCAGCAGGAGGTGGTGTGCCTGTTTCTTTTGTTTTACCACCTTTCGTTGTTTGTGGTTTGTAGGTTTTCTCTTTTAATTTAGCTATTTTACCTTTCAAATCACCTTTTCTAACATCAATGGTAATATCAGCTGGAATTGCTTCATATAATTGATCAACTAGTTTTTGGCTTTCGTCTTGAGCCTGTTCAATTATATTCATTACTTGCGTGCCAGTAGTGGCGGGATTTAAATCTTCACCCTTACCTAAACTAGCTATAGCTGATTGTCGTGCTTCTTCTTGCGATTGTTTAAATGCTGCGTATGCAGGCGCTTCTTGAGGTAATTGCGTCGTCATAACATCTTCTAACGAGGCTAATTGACCTACCTGCTGTCTGGAACCACCCCCTGCTTGAAATGTTTCAGCTGTAGTCATACCACCAGCTGTGCTAGGTACAGCTTTACCAGCTTCTGTTCTGATTTGCCGTGCTACTTCAGGATTATAACCTTGCTCTAATAGTATTTTACCAACTTCCTCTTTAGCGGCTTGAGGTGTCGCTGGTCCCATAAATTCAGTTGTTTTACGCTTAACCGCTTGTACCGTGCTTGGTACTTTGCCTAATACTTTACCTAATCCTCTGGTCAATAATTCACCGCCATAAGCACCGCCTGCTTCGGTTGCCATTTGTTCAGCAAACTGTTCTGGTGTTTTAGGTTCCTGATATTTTAATGCACTTAATAAAATGTCACCGGCAGTTCGTCCCACAGCATAAGCACCAGGGGCTAATAATGGGCCTACAACAGGAACAGCCAAGGCTGCTCCAGCGCCAGCAGTACCTAATGCTTCTCTAGTAACACCTCTTGCCCATGCTTCAGGTGGTAATTCTGATACTTGTTTATAAATTGCTTCTCTGCCTGGTTGAGTCATTAATGCTTGACCTACATCAACCAATCCACCCAAACTTTGTAATCCTTCTGTAAATCCACCAGTAAATTTACCAGCCAGATCAACATCTGTAGTAGGCATGGTTGTACCCATGGGAGTTGGTACTGGTGCAGGTACAGGACCTAGTTGAATACCTTCGCTTGCTAGTTGTTCTTCTGACAAAGCTAACAGTTCATCTAGATTCATTATTCCTCCATGTATCGGCTAATGATGTCGCCTGTCCAATTGTCATTACCAACTTCTTGAGCAATACTATCTTGTACCATCTTTTTAAAGATTGGATCCTTTGACATCTCACTACGTTCCATCAATGTTTTAATTTTTAAAGCATTGTCGCTAGTAATGAAACGTGGATACGGATAAAGCGCGGTTGCTTTTTTTACAACTCTGTTTGCCTTTAAATATTGTGCTTCCTTATCAACGGCATCGTTATATGCTTTACCAGCATATTTTCTAATTATTTTTACAGTATCAACCAGATTAGCTTTTGCTTTATCTGATAAATTGCCATAGCCTAAAAGTTTTTTTGCTGCCAATCCTTTCATTTCGTTGTAAACATCTTGAATGTCACCAGTTAATTCAAATTCTGGAATAGTAACTGTGGATGGCGGATCAAATGCTTTTCTTACTACGTAAATTAACGCATCGTTGTAAGCTGCTTCTTTACCTTTAGATAATTGTTGAGCTTTTAAATAGTTTTGATTGGTTTCATTCCAAGTTTTGGCAATATCTTTTACTCTTTCTTTTGCTTCCTTAACTTGGTCTAATTGTGCCTTATAAAGGTTGCTAACCGTACTTCGTCTATTTTCAATTTCTTTTGTAGGTAATGGACGACCATAATCATTAGTTTTTTTAATATTAGCTAATTGCGTTGCAAGTGGTACGTCGGCAAATACATCAAACTCGCTTGCTGGTTCTTCTTGCGGCATCTTTTGTGCAGCAGGAGTTAAAGTAGGAGCAGGTACAGGTTCTGCGATTGCAGCAGCAGCTGCCGTTGGTTCCTCTGCAATAGTTGATAGCACCGATTGTCCAGCTGGTTCCTCACCTCCTTCTAATGCTTGTACTAAATTAGGTGCTGCGTAAGTAGTTTCTAATGCTTCAGTTGCCATTGTTGGCACGGAAGGAGCAGAAGGTGTCATAGTTTGTGCAGGCATAGACACACCAGTGCCCATGGTAGGCTCTCCACCAAATAATGCGTTATATAAATCTGGATTGCTTTCTGCCATGTCTTGAGCACTAGCGTAATTGTAGGTTTGTGCTAACGAATTTTGATTCTTAATATTTTCTGACCAGAGGAATCTATTTCTGTATAGACTCTCTTGCTGAAGAGCTTTGGCTAATCTTTCTTTTTGACTCTCTAAGCTGCTCATTCTTTGCAATGCAACCGGCAGCAATTTAGATTTATATTCAGATTCGCCTAGCATAGTTTGAATCTGTTCAGGAGATTGTGCTTGAGCAATATCTAGCAATTGCGGTAACAACAATGCATTCTTTTCTTCGGCTTCTTTTTTAGCGCTGTAGCCCATTAAACCAGCTAACAATGCACCACCTAAAACACGAGCAATATTACCCGATGTACTACCATAAGGATTAACTAAGCTAGGTAGAGCTTGAGCTACTCCAGCAGAAGTGATACCCATCATAGATTCACTTGGAGAATATCCATATTTTGTTTCGCTCATCAGAGCTTTGAATAAGTCGCTCGTTGCCATATTTTCCTAGAAAACAGCTTTTGTTATTCCAGCACCTATTCCAGTGCCTAAACCAGATGCAAACCCTGCTCCAGCGCCTGGATATCTTGGCTGATCGCCGCTTGGCATCGCCTTTAATCCACCTTCTAGCAAATACTTGTTCTTTATTAGTTCTAATTGCTGTGGATAGGTTAAGGCACCTGTGGCACCATACTGCGCTTGAGTAATTCCTGTTTGTGCAGCCAACTGAGCTTTCTGCCAGTCTTGAGCTAACTGTCTATTAGCCAAATCAAGCTGCTCTTGTTCACCCATTCGTTGACCAAAGATATTGTAATATGGGGTGAATGCTTGCAGCATTTGAGCAGGAGCTTGATAGCCCTGTAGAGCTTGTCCAAATCCTTGCGCTTGTACGCCTTGTGCAGCTTGCAAACCGGCTTGCATTGCGCCTTGTCTAGCTAAATCTTGGCGCTGATTTAATTGACTCTGCAATGTTTTGTAGGCTTCGCTGTTTGGATCTAATCCTCTTTCTGCTGCCATTTGCTGAAAATTAGCCTGTTCTCTAGCTAGTTCAGGCCCCATAGTTTGTTCATATTGTTTCATTACATTTTGGTAGGCAGCGTCCATTTGCTCTTGGAATGAGCCAGGTTGGAAAGCACCTTGCTGCTGAATGATGTCCATAAACTGACCAGCACCTGCACCAGTTTCAGCTCCTATCCGCTGTTCTATTTGTTGTGGGGTGAGCTGTTCGGTCGGAGTAGCTTGAGATGGAGCTATACGGCCTGCGCGTTGCAATCTACCAACCTGCCTTTGACCTAAAGGGATACCGGCAGCCTGTCTCTTTTCAAGCTGTTTAAGCGTATATTTATACTTTTTCGGGCTTGCTGCTAATGCTCCAGCTGCTTGTTTCTCTGCCATAATTAAACCTGTCCACCTAAATCAAATCTAATTTCAAACCCAAATATCTGACATTGTGCCGAATTTACGCTACCGCCAAATCGCACGGCGGCGCTGTGTCCTTGGCCTCTCACTGCGTAACGATTAAATAAATATTCAGTAGGCGATGCCCAGGGAGACCCCCAGGGAGACCCCCACGGCGTGTTTACAGAGGTACCTGTAGTTACTGTATCAACAGTTAGCTTTCGCTGGAAGTCCGTATCTATACCTAATGACATAGTTAGACCTTTTTTAGTTAGTAGTAATGGTCTTATGTCTTTAAAGGCTTTATAATTGCCTCTGCTACCGTAAAATGAAAATGCCGTTCTTGCGCTGAAACTTATTGCATTGCCCTTATCGGTGTAGCCATTTTCAGCTGTGTAAATATATCCGTGATTGCTGCCATAGTAAGGTACGCCGTCCACCACAGAGATAGTGTTGCTGTCTTCTTGATCAAATAATTCGTACACGCACCAGCCATTAGTATCTATGCTAAATACCAGCATAGTGCTTTGAGATTCGCTTTTGGGAACATTAATAAATACTCGTCTACCTTGTGGCCAAAACATTCCATGCCACCTTGCGCTAAAATCAATTACACTGCTATAGGTGGAAATATAAGGATTTACGGAGCCACTAATTAACGTAATAGCTTTCTCAGGATCAGCTTGAAATAAAGCAGAAAGCGGTAACACACCCTGTTGCGTGAGTATCCAAACATCATTATTCACCCTTAAAAAAGCACGATAACCAAGAGGTTTGCCAATTACATAACGAGCTACTAATGCCCAGTTTGTGTCTGAAGGAGAGCTACCAGCGTAAAATACAATCTCCCCTTCGCTACTGATAGCCCAGAATAAATCTGTAGCTGTTTGAGCTGTAGCATTGGTATAGCTGCCAGCAAAAAGCAATCGACCACCACCCTTCATTACATACTGCAAGTCAAAAGCGGTTAGTTGAGATGCGCCTACTGCTTGAGTGTTTCCGTACCAGAATTTAAGGCTGTTTTGTTGAACAAAGTATAGCCGTTCTTTGTAGCTGCTAACGTTTATAAGATTAGCTAAGGTTACTCCGCTGCCACCAGGAAAGGTGAATGTAGAATCTGCAACTGTACTACCGTCGTACACCTGAACAGCTTCAGTACCATTACAGAAATATAGCCTACTCCCAAACTGCTCCGTTTGCATGTTCGGTTCGGTAATAGCTGTCGTGCCTGTAATATCGGTGCCAACACCAGCCACCACCTTAAATATCTTTTTTGTACCACCATCAGAAACAGCAATAATTTCGCTAGTGCCGTCAGTTTTATTATATGCAGTGAGAGTCTTTACGCCTGTATTAGATGCCGATAGGTTTACTAGTTCAGTATAACCAAGACGAGTAATAGGAGCCGTAGCTCCAGGGAAAACGTTTACCAACTCCAGCGCAGTAGCTGGATCCATGCCATCTATTGGACTAACTAGATCCAGCCCTTTATAGGGAGGTGGTATTGTAAATCCCTCATATTGCATTTGTATTCCTAATTAGGCATTTGTTGCAGGCATCATTTGAGCAAAATAATTCTGCAAATATGGCTCAAATTGTGGATTTCTAACGGAGCCACGTTTACCAAGCATCTGTGCTGCTAATGCGGAATTATACATATTTTCACTCTGCTTTTGATTTAATCCAGGCAGATTAGGCATTAATGGTGCTTGCTGCATCGGCATGGTTTGTGGTGTTGGCCTTGGCATTGCTTGTTGCGGCATGGGCATATTGTTTGGAAACATTGCCTGCAAAGTACCTGGTTGCAACAACGCACCAACTCCTTGCTGTGCTCTTGGATCGTTGGGGCCAAACAATTGAGGTAATGTCTGTAGATTTGCAAGTGTTTCAGGACTCATTGGGGTGCTTTGTTTTTGAGGCAAATTGTAATTTAAACCACCCATTCCAATTCCGACATTTTGAGGCATTTGAGGTTGCGGAGCTGGTGCTTGTAGCATCTGTCCTTGTGCGCCTCTTAGATTGCCCTGTGGATCTCTATAGACTCCAGGTGATAAGCGTTGAAATGAATCTGCGCCAGCAGCTTGTAAGCGTTGTTGTTGCATAGGATTTAACTCTTCGCCCATCCTTTGCATACCACGCAATTCTCCAATAGTGCGCTTATATCTCTCGCCTGTTTCCGGATTAATATTTTTATTCATCCTCAATGGACCACCTGTGGTTGGTGAACGTCCTGCCATACCTTGTGCCATATTATGCTTGCTCCGTTGGTTGTATTAACTGGTTTAAATTGTTTAATTGAATATCGTAAAACTCTTTGTTTATCTTACCCTCATCGAACATCGCACCTAATTGCTGTGCAGCTTGATCGTAAGTAAATCCGTTCTTTTCTAGAAAATACTTATAACGATCCCTTACTTGCTGATCAGTGGCATTTGCAGTGCTTCCTTCGTTATCAGCTAAACTAGCCAGTGTGTATTGTGCTGCAATAGCCTCACCAGCCTTACCTTGACCAACACCCATCAAAGTAGACATCAAATTGCCGTAACCAGCTGCCTGTCCATGAATTGGATTTTCTTTTAGATTAATTGCACCTTTCTCTTCATTGGTGCCAAAATCAAATCTATCTTTTGACCAGTCAAAAGTTGTGCCATCAGGCATAGTGCCCCATAGATGACCTTTTTCATCTTTTTGCCAAAGACCAACACCAGCTTTGTCCATCTCTTCACGCCACTTATCTCGTACTAATTGGCGTTGTCCCTTGCTGCTACCTGTCAATCCTTTTATGCCACCAATCAAACCACCGATTATGGCACCTACGGCTGTACCAATACCTGGAATAAACGAGCCAATAGCAGCACCAGAAGCGGCACCAGAAGCAGCAGAGCTTCCAGCTTGGCTAGTATAAACATCGCCATCAGCTACCAATTTACCTAAGTTGTATCCGCCATAAAGTGCGCCTACTGGACCTGCATATTGACCGATAGATTGTGCGCCTATCTGACTAGCTAACTCAGGAGCAATATTAGTTAAGGCACCGGCTAATTGTGTGGTACCTGCTGCTGTACCTAATGCGCCAGCTAATTTGTTTCCGCTTTGTAATTCACGAAGACCCTGATAAACGTTATAGCCACCCAGTGCGCCTTGAGCATAATCACCCCATCCAGCAGTGGGCATATTACCTGTTTCGCTAGGAACAACATTCTGTGCGCTTGGATACCGCATAGCATCAACCATCTCAACGGAAGGGACGCTGCCAGTAGGTGGCATATTTTCTGGACTCATGAATAATCTGTCTATTGCGCTAGGTTGCTCGCCATAAAATAACTTTTGTAAGTTTTGTGTGCTTTCTCTGAAACCAGTTCTCAAATCACCTAATATCGGTTTGCCGGTTAGTATATCTTTTCCTGCTTGAACGCCCAATGCACCAGTCAATAAACCGCCAATCTGACCCATTCCTACTTTTTGTTCGGCTTTTGATTGTGCTCGTCGTCTATCCTCTTGAGCTTGAGAAAGACCAGATTGCTGATAAGCAGTACTCTGATCGACACCCGAAGTGACCATGTTTACGTAATTTTGATATGCTTCTAGTGGTGTCATGTTTTATATAAACGTACCGAAAGTAGCTACGCCATCCCTTGCGAAAATTAAGTTACGATTAAATCCGCCTGCATATAATATTTTACCAGGATTCTGCTTGCTAAAATCCTCGTTCATCTGCAATTCAAATTTAGGCACGACAGTTAATCCGTGTATTTCAGCAAAACGCTCAAGTACACCCTGTTCAATCGTTTTTTCAGTAAAAACTGAAACGTCACTATCTGCTAAAAATTCTGGATATGCGCCACTGTAGTAAGTCCAGGTAACACCACCGTCGCTAACGCTGCCAGAAGTGTGAGTAGGAGGAGTAGCACCACTAATGCCACCAGATGTCGTTTGATAATAGTTTCCGTTATAAAACGTATATGCATTAGCAGCATAGTTGGTTCCTGTTACCCACGTAGCAGGACGAGCATACCGTTCTGCTATATATTCAAATATAATTACATCGCCTGAAGTAGTGGGTGTAGGACTAATTAGGATTTGATTGCTGCTTAAACCTCTAAATTGAAACCGCTGATAAACGGTTGTATTTAATCCGTAACCGATAATTTCAGCGTACTCCTGTTCGGACATAGGCCCAAGTACACGCCACCTTGTGCTACTATTCCAAAAGGAATTGTAGTGATACATGCTAAAAGCTGATGGTAGTTGGTAAGTCGCTTGACCAGCAGTTAAAGTAAAACTGCCTGAAGCAAATAAGATGGGCCAAAGATACTTCTCGCCCATCTCACGGTTAATTCTTTGCACCATTGTGCGAAGCTGCTTTGTAGTGACTTCAGTTGAATTAATAATGTTCGTATCAACTGTGTACCCTGCTTCTGCCGCAACATTCGCTACAATGGTCGCTAACGTCATTAATTATCCTTTCGTACCCTTGCTTTTTTTAGGCTGGTATCGTCGTCAGTTAAATTAATTGTTTTTTGATCACGTTCTATTTTTATACCTTCATTGGCTTCGATACGTTGAATCAATAATTCTATTTGATTTTCTAATCGGTCAGCTCTGACTTTCTCTCGCTCCAATGACTCACGTAGAGAAACAACTTGGCTCTGTGCTGAATTAGCAGCTTCTAACCACTCTTGTGCCTCTTTTACAAATTTCGACAATGGGCCCATTCTACGCTTTACTTCATCGTTAGCTTCAGCAAGTTGTTCAACTGTTCTAAATCCCAAATAGCCCAACTCATGTAATGCGCTAGTAGATATTTTAGTCCACTCTTTTAATGGGAATCCGCTTTGCACAGGACCAATACCTGCTTGATAGGCAGCAAACAGTTCAGGATGTTCTCTCTTGTCTCTATCGTCTAGTGCCCTAACAGTCTCATCGCCACCAGGCCACTGAAAAGAAATAGAGGGAATTTCATCGTAAATATCTCTGCCAGCTTGTGCTGTCTTAGCTTCGTTCTTTCGGGCTACGTTAAATATCTTTACGTTACAGCCACTCCATTTATTACGTTTAGAGGATTCACCGTTATAAACAGCATTCCAATCAATAGTTGCCATAGTATCTCCTATGCTTAGGCATTAATGGCATGTATATACCCTATCCTTCCACAACTACGATAGTGTTAATTGGAGCACCGCTGGTTTGATAAACCGTTATTGGCCCAGATGGTATAAATCCATCAGTAAAAATTAATTTATTTGCATTATCGTTATTAGTTAAATTTATACACTTATTAGTAGAGGTGGGGGCTAATCCTGTCAGTGTCTCACCATTTAAGCCTATTGCAATATGAGCAGCACTAACGTTTTCTATAATTAACAACTTACGGAACGGATTAGCTGCTAAAACTTGAGTGCTTGTAGCTGTTGCTATAGTAGGGGTGGTTGTTGTAGCAATTCCAGAATACGCAGTCATATAATTCCTTTCCTAAAAAAGGGGGCCGAAGCCCCCTGAGCCCGTCACACTAAAGAGCTTTGGTAAACTTCAAATAGTAGAAAGAGGTTCCATTACTGAACACTAAAAATCCGTTTGTGTCAGTATCGTTATCCTTTACTATACCTATAAATCCAGAACCAACAGCGGCTGGAGTACCAAAAGAGGTAGTCAACTCAGCAGCAGTAGGAGTGGTATCGTTTACGTTATTAATGGCCATTTCGGTTCTAATACCAGCAGCGGAAGCGTCTATAGTACCAGTGAAAACACCATCTGATACTGCGGAAGCCAACTCTGCAGGCATACCTAGACCAATTAATGTAGATGCACCTGCCATATAAATCTCCTTAAAACAGGGGGCCGAAGCCCCCTAGTTATTAGTTCACAGTCATGATGTTGGTTGTAGCAACTTCAACAGCAGTGGCAGTGCCAGCTACAGTTGTTAGTCCAACTACGTTCTTTACGAGCGTAGTAGAAGCATCATCAGCTACACCATCGGTGGCAGTGGTCTGAGTATTAGCAAGAGCAGTATAGTTGATATACTTACCTTTGATACCAGAGCCAGTTCCTGCACCACCTACACCACCGACGAATACCCACAGATATTCATTATCGGCAGCAGCTACCTGAGCAATACCTACAAGTAGGTTGCCAGATGTAGCAGTTGTAGTTGTCATCATGTCAGCTTGGCCAGCGTTTGTGATCACTACGAAAGCGTATTGATCGATTGCGCCGTCAGCCTGAACGAACATGAATGTTCCCTCTGGACAGTGTCCGATATCAGTTACCTTTGCAGGTAGCGGAATTGTTACACCATCCCATGTTTTGTTATAATTTAATCCGAATGATCCTGAACCACTCATATATTTCTCCTTTACTCTTTAGACTATTGATAAATAACAGCTTGCAGAGCTGGAGCTGAACAACAGAGGTTTCCTTCACAAATAACCACAGTGAAGAAAGCATCTTGATCAACCGGCCTTGCCATCTGATCTTGTAGTGGTTTGAAGTCAGCACCACGTACCATGTCAAATGTGAAATACTTGGTGTTGAGTAAGCGGCAGCTGTTTGTCTCAAGAACAGCGGAATCATAACCACCGTCGAAGACAAATGAACAACCATCATACTCAAGAGCGCGGAAACCAGCTACTGCTTTCTTGGTAGGAAGCTGTATTCTTTGGATCGCGGTTAGAGAGCTGTGGAGATATTTCCATGCTGTTCTATCCATGATGCCAAGGTCAGGCATCTCGTCACCACGAGTTACTCTAGAGATAGCGTCAGTGATTTGCTCTTGCACGTTAGATGCAGAGAGAGTCACGTTGACAGCTACGTTTTGAGCAAAGGTGTTAGATGTACGGTCGATAGAACCGTAGGTTCCGGATGTTGGAGAAGTAGAGATAGCTTTCTTCAAACCATCAAACTCCAAACCGCTAGAACCTGTTCCATCTCCACGAAGGGAAGTAGAAACAGTATTCTTCAACCTAGCAATTGTAGCTTCCATCTTGCTTTGTACAAGATCAAGCAATTGAGCTTCATCTCTGTTGGCTCTGCGCTCACGACCGGAAATGCTCATTGGTTCGTAAACTTGCTTGATAGCGAATCTGAATGCTGTGATGTCATCAATTGCATCCAAATTAAATGAGCTGTAACCACTGTAGAATCCACCAACTTGGGTGTCATTATACATAATTGGTTTACGTAGCTCGTAGCCACCACTGATTCTTCTTACTAATCCTTGTTCTTGCAATGCTGCCAAAACAGGGTTGTGATGCATCACCGCATCCGCAATCTCTTCGCTTTGATCAAAGAGAGTAGTGACGACGGCTTCTTCTAAATTTGCCATATTTCCTCAATAAAATTAAATTATTCACCTTTATAACGTCGGCGTAAATTTTCGCCTAAGTCTTTTATTTTTGTTCTGGGAGTACCGCTACCTGCGGAGCCAGTGATTGACTTTGTAGCTGCTTTAGCTTTTTGAGCTTCTGCTGCTTTCTTTTCTGCCAACGAGGCCGCTTCTAACTTTTGAGATAAAGCGGAAAATGTTGGGTGCCCCTTAGTAACGTAATTATAAGCGGTTTCAAGGATCTCTTGAGGAGAGCCGCCTTGGTTACTAAGAGCAGCTACTATAGGGGCCATCGCCTCTTCTAGTTGCGCTGCCGTGCCTGGGTCTTTAAACAAAGGCTTGTTACCTATAAACGATTGTACGGCATTGTGGTTATTGTAGGCAATAGTGCTTTGACGCTGTTCGTTTATCATTGCTTCAATCTTTTGTTGAGCAATTTGTTCAGCTTGTTCCTTAGTCAGATACTCTACCGGCTGTTGAGTAGAATAACCATTCTGATAATAATTGCTTAGATCATGCAGATTGACACCATAGGCATCTAACCATTCCAGTGCTGTTTCAACTGGATTCATTTGCATGGCTCTATCCCATTCAATACTTCGTCGGGCAACATCAGTTATATTGAGTCCACGTTTTACGTAATCAGATTCATAATCTTTCATTACGTTATAAAATCCATCAACTTTTTGCCTAGTTTGATTTAATTCGGCAGTTTGTTTTTGATAATCAGTACGGTACTCGTAAGCTCTACGACTCAAGTAACCTTGTAAAACATGAGCATTTTCAGCAGTAGGATTTAAAAATGCCTCGCGCTCTGCTTTGTTCATGTCGGCTGGTGGTGCTACTGCTACTTTAGGTGTAGGGGTTGCAGCAGGTTCACTTGCTGCTGGTTCTTCAGTCTCACCCTCAATTTCTACTTTGTCAGGAACGACACGATCTGCTTCCTGGTTGGCATCAAAATTAGCTTCTAAGTTACTGCGCAAAGAAATACCAATCTTTTCTGGATTGGCTATCATTTCATTTGAATTGGACTCTACTGGTGTATTATCTTCCATTTCTATACCTATCTATTATTTTTTCATTTAGTTTACGTACAAGTTCAGCATTTTCGCGCTTCCGTTCTTTTTCAGGCTCATACCCATGTTCATAGGCTGTGCCAATCTCTTCAGCGCCGTATGCTTTATACTCTGAACGTAAAGCTGCCTTACTAGTGTAATAGCGTCCCGTAATAGGACTCTTAGTAGGCTTTATTTCATCTTGGGGATAATTGTTAATTGCCCATGATGTTTTGTCTGTAGGTTGGTTAAATGGATCATTTTCACCAAATACTTTTTCACCCAGTTTGCCAAAACGAGTAGGCCAAACTAATTCTTTTTTTGCCATATTATTCAGGTTTTGTGTTGTCGGTTTGGTAATATTTTAAAATCTTTTCTAGTTCTACTTTTGCTTCATACAAAATGTCGGCATCCTCCTTAAACGACGGCGATGTAATCTGCAAACTTACTTTGCTTAACAGGTTGTAGAGTGTTTGAGTTGTACGTAATGGAAGTACATACATGGTTGCTTTATCTATCATAAAGTTAATCCTCCATGGCAGCCATTAACATTAGAAGTTTTACTTTATCAACTTCTTTTTTTGCTATAGGCGCTATAATTGCTTCTATTGGATTTTGTGTGGCTGCATAATTTGCATTTAAAACGTCAGTAAAACTAATACGATTTATAGATTTTTCTTGTTGTAAAGGATTACGACCTTTCATCCTTTCTTCAAGGATTTTTGCTGCTAACTGCTCTTCGTATAGTTCTTCTTCGCTCTTACGCTTTTTACGCTTCTTTACGCCATGCGGTTCAGCGTCGTCATTTATCAGTATGTTTTCAATTACAGCAGGGTATAAAATTGCACCAGATGGTAAAAAAGCAGCTGCTAAAGTTTGTGGGTATGAAACCAATGCTGGATATAAAACAGTTTCACTTATAATCTCGCTTGGGATTGTTTGTGTTGGCGGCAGGTAAACTACTGCGTCAAACAACTGGGTATCGCTTATAAATTGGGATTGAATTGTCTGCGTCGGTGCTTGGTTTATTGCAGCTTCGTAAAGTACAGTGCCAGTAATAGTTTCAGAATTAATAAAATAGACTACTTCACCAATTGTAGCTAAGAAGTATTGTGTCTCAGAAATCGTGTTAGATTCTATTGTTTGGGTAGGTGGCAGATAGACCACTGCTTCAAATAGCTGTGTACCAGATATTGTTTCGGATAAAATATCTTGAGTAGGAGGTAGGTAAACTACCGCTTCGTAAAGTACGGCTGTAGAGTCTAAATACTGAGCATCTATCTGCTGACCTGTATTAATTGTTGCATTGTAAAGTACCGCTTGGCTATCTAAGTAATTTGCATCAATTTGATTAGTAGCGGTAAGTGTAGTGTCATAGGCTATTTCTGTGCTTGCTAAAAACTCTGCATCTATGATGTCGGTAAAATCTAAAACAGCATCGTAGAGTGTCTCACCAGAGGGTAGATAATCTGCTACAATGTCATTCGTGGCTTCTACCGTAGCATTAAAAAGCTGCTCGCCTGATGCCAAATAATCAGCTTCTACTGTATATTCGCTAGTTATGTCAGCGTCGTAAAGTATCTCAGTAGTAGCAATCGTATCCGATACAATTATGTATTCAGATTCAATAGTAGCAAGATAAAGTGTTTCGCCCGATGATAGGAACGAAGCGACCATTTCTTGATCAAGCGATTCTGCTGGAAGTAGCCCTAGCTCAACTGCTGCTCCGTCAAAAAATCGCTTTATGGTCATGTTTAAACCTCTGAGAAGTTAACTTGACCTGTTGCTGCCGTTGTTCCTGGGCCTGGAATACTTAGCCAGAATAGAAAAGCATCATCTAATATTTCTGGTAGTCCGCCATGTAAATTGTTTGTCATAAAGTCAGCTTGGTTGGTATTACCACGCTGCGTTACTTGCATAAATAGCAGCGGCTTTATTAAAGAAATGCCAAAGGTACCACCACCAGTTGAAGCAGCCAATTTAAAACTTTCAACAGATCTTACTCCAGTATCACCAGAAGCAAGAGGTGTAACGAAAGCTCTGCCAAACCATCTCTTTTCATAACTGCCTGATACATCTAGAGCCACTGAAGTTTGCCCCGCTATACCTGCTTGATTAGTGTAATTGATTGTGTAGGTCGTAGCGGTCGTTCCAATTTGTGACCAAATTGTGACCAAAGCCATAACACCTTGCCCATCGGTGTAACGTGTAAGAGCTGCGGTTGGCAGATTAGTTGTCTGCGTGGTGTTTAAGGTTCCGCTCAAATTGCCTTGGTGCGAAAGTCTATCGCAAAGTATGTGCATCCCTGGAACAAAACCTGATGCGTTAATCGAATTAACAACTAATCGGCCAGTACCAGCATTTGCCAAGGGAAGAGCACCTATTAAAGCTTGAGTTGGCACTTCTGGGACGGTAGGTGTATCAACATCGGGATAGGCATAGGTAAACATATCAAGTAATCGTCCAGCTTGATTGCCACCAGCCGCATTGAAGGTTCTAAATCCTGTATCGCTTCTCTGTGCGCTTTGAATCGTTGAATTTTTATAGGCGTTATAATCGGCGTATGCCATTTAACTCTCCACTAGAGATAAACCGCCGTAGCACTCGTAGTTAGCGTTATTGCTAGGAATAACTAACATAGCTAGACAAGCACCGCTTTCCACTTCAGGAAGACCAGGTAAACCTACTGTAAAATCTCTGAATCCTGTACCGCCAGTTTCCATTGTGCCTATCATCGCTAGTGGTCTCACTATTGAAACACCGAAGTTACCCGGTCCGCCTGTAGATGCCGATATTGTTACGTCTTTAACTGCCTGTACGCCTGTATCACCATCAGCTAATGGTAAGAAAAATGCACGATAAGCGTTATTAAAGTTAGCAGAACCAATCGGCGTAGCTATAGTAGTCTGATTAGCTGTACCAGCCTGGTTAGTATATGAAGCGGTAATAGTTCTTTGAGTCGTACCCAGTGCAGTGTAAATTTCAACCATTATCATGTTACCGACGCAAGTTGAGTTTGTATTGTAACGAGTTAATCCTGGTGACGCTGGATCACCTTGGACAGTTTGTGCAGTTGTTACCGTTCCACTTAAACCACCACAGTGCATCAATCGGTCATATAAAATAAACGAAGCAGCATTTAAGCTGGACATACAGTAGCTGTAAATAAACTTTTCGTATCCAGAAGTATTGCTAGTCTGCTTTAATGATCCATTAGTCGTGTTGTCGGGAATAGCTGCTGAAGTAGGAACATCACCACCTTGCGGAGTTCCATCCATACGCCAAAGAGAATTTAATCTGCCAGTAACCAATACGCTTGCAGTTGCTCCAGCCACTCTATTGGTTTTAAAAAGGAAAATAGTTTCTCTCGTGCCTCCACCGCCACCAGAGACTTTGTTTATTAGTGTGCTTAAATCCGCAATAGCAGCCATGATACCTACCTAAATGTAGCAAGGGCACCTATTAGTGCCCCTAGCTTTATAATTACAATGCAAAGATGCCTGATGCGTTGAATTGGATTGTCACGTTACCGCCGTTAGGAGTAAGTGGTAATCCAGAAGTCGCGCTGTCAAAATAAGCAATCAATGGGCTAGAGGAGGCTGTACCAGTATCCTTGTAGATAATATATGCCTCAACTGAGTTTCCGGTTAATCCAGTAAATGTAACGTCACCAGCATCAAACACGCCGTTTGTTACTGTTTTAGAGCCAAGAAGCTGTGCTGTACCTACTGTTGCACCTGACGCGCTGCTTAAAAACTCATGAGAAGCATTGTAGGTATATACACCAGTGTCAATAAGTGCCACCCTAATGTTGTCGCTATCCATATCAACCTGAGCACCTGAGTTAATACCTGCAGTACCAGGATTTAATAACTTCTCTTTAAATTTTGGATATAATACGTTTGCCATAAATTTTCCTTAACTTTCCACGTTAAATATTTCTATTGATGGATTGCCATCAGCGTCAGTTACTATTTTACCAACTCGCTTATTCCATTTTTGTTGTGGAACAATGTTGTTGATAACCACTGGTTCTGATGGAGCTTGTTGTGCTACTGGAGGAGGCTGCATGATTTGCATTTGTGTTTGAGCAGCAAGTCTAAGTTTCTCCAGCTCTTGTTCTTGATTGAGTCTACGCTCTTCTAACAACTTCTCAGATTCCTTCATTCTAACCGCCATGTTTTCTAGCTCTAGGCGTTGAAGGTCAATAATCTGAGCTACTCTATCTGCCTCTCTCTTAGCTTCGGTGCTATCAGCTTTTACGGCGGTTTCAGATTGAATCTTCATCATTTCTAGCTGCAAGCGTTGTTGCTCAAGCTGTAATTTCTGACTATCAACCATAGCGTTCTGCTGTGCGATAAACTCATCTAACTGAGCTTTTCTGTAAGCAACTTCTACTTCAGCTTGTGATTGAGCCATCCTAGCTTGTGCATCTAACTGAGCCATATATGCCTTTTGTTGCATCTCTTGAGCATCCATTTGCATACGCTGCATTTCTAGTTGTGCTTTTATTTGTGCAGCCTCTCGCTGTTGCTCTACTTGTAGTACAAGAGGATCGGAAGGTGCTTGTTGAGCTTGTTGTGATTTTTGATCAGCAATCACTCTAACGTCACCTAATGCTTTGGTAAACAGACCATCTAGTTCTTTACCACCCTTAAAGCGCCTAATCATGTTTTGCATGAGTTCCATACCAAAACCAGCTAATGGTGGGTATGCTTCGGTCATTGATTTTAATTGCTCAAAAAATTGTCCACAGGTTTCCAACAGCTGCAAACCATCTTGTTTATCTTGTGCTTGATCAAGAGCCACCATGCTATCGGTGGCAATAACAATGCGATAAATACGATCTTCATCATCTTGTAGAACGTCGATGATATCACCTTTAATCATGTCTAATTGCTGCATCCGCATGATCGGATCAGCTTGTTCAGGCAACAATTGACCAATTAAATTATCGGCATCAGATACCGCAAATAATGTCTCAGCGCTAAAATTCTCAGCAATAATGGTGCCTAACTTATTCACACCGTCGCTGATAAATTTAGCAAACTGATTCTGTCTTACAATTAACCCTAGACTGCTCCAGGCATTTTCTAACCTATTAGCAGTTGCAGTTTTATACTCAGCAGAGGTGCCACGTAGTAGATCACTAACCTTTAATGTCTCATACAATTGATTTAGTGCTTCAGTTCTTGCAGCTTGTAATACGCTAATAGCCTCTACGTATGGTCTAATATCTAAATACTCAATCCCGTTAGCTTGACCACCTCTACCCTTATAACTAGGCCAGTTATTAACAGGAATATACTTTAAATCGCCTTGTAATAACTGTTCTACTTGTACGCCCATCGTGGCATCATACAAAGCATTAGTTCTAACAGCCTGTACAGTTGCAGCTAATCTAGTTGTAATTCTTTCTACTTCTAAAATCTGGTCTTTAGCATGTACGTAATCTGAAACAGGAATAACTGAATTAGGATCAGTGCTTTGGCTTATAACAGAACACGGCCAAAAACCTTCATACTCAACTGGTGGCTCACCTTCTTCAAGCATGCTTTGGTCGCCGTTTTTCTGCAACCAATACACCTTATCGCTTTCTTTACACCAAATCTCCCACAGTTCTGCCTTACCCTCGTACTTACTGGAATCATTCCAGTAGTTGCTCTTCAATATTTCAGGGTAGCTATCAAACTTCATATTCTTAGCTACATCAGAACCAAACTTTTCCTCCGCCTGGTACTTAGTTAAAAATGCTCGTTTCGCCTTCCATTCAATTTCACTTTCGCTTCTAGCATCAGCAGTGAGAAAATCATTATAATGTACATTCTCTAAAATAGCTCTTTCATCATCTTTTACTTCAATCTCCATCTGACCAATAATAATGCCTTCAGGAGTAGTAACTAACGTAGCTTCATCGCCTTCAAACGGCATACCCTGTGCATTAACAAGTATACCGGCTTCATTGCGTATTAACGCAAAATCCATCAATTCTTTTTCAAACTCTGCTTCGTACCTAGCCCATAATACGCTTCTACCAGTCAGTAAAAATTGCAATGCCGCATTGTAACCAACCGTATCAAAATCAAAATGCTCATCCATGGAAAACTGGGTATTACGCTCTAATATAACCGCACCCAGTTCATATTTTAATCCACCCACCCTCTTTCTAAGATTAACCTCTGCCTTCGGCGTACTGGAATAATAAGCAGGGAGTAGGGTATTAACGATATACCACCAAACGTTCAATCTCCGCTGTGTATCAGATAAATCTTTTTCAGCCTTATAAACCTTAATGCTCTCTTGGCACTGTTCAAAAAACTTCTTATGTCTATCCTCAGCATTGCTAATTTGTGAATGCCACCAACTGCCTGTGTATTTATTCTTGCTATTCTTGGCCATTAGATAACAGTCCTTTTCTGATTCTTACGTATTTCATTAACATACAATTGTAGATGTACTTTGCCTCTATGAACGCTCTTGGGCACGGCAGAAGAAAACGTGGAATCCATTAATCGTTCTTTACATAGATATCTTAACGCATCAGCCGCATGGTCGTCACCTGTACTATCAACATCCTCCATCTGCCTCTTATCCATCTGTAAGCTAGGTAGCGTCTCAATTAAGTAAGTACACGTGTCAAAAATATACAATAATGGTGCTTCTGCCTGTAATCGTCGTCTGATCTGAGTCCATCCACTGACCCTTTCATTATCAGCCCTTCTAAAAATAGGATGATTATATTTGCTAAATACGGCTGCAAATTGGTCATTTATAGTAGGACCACCATTACTATTAAAAATACTAGGGTCAGCCACTGAGATAGGATCTTCCCCGACACTCAAACTAGCTATCCTTTCTGCTTGGTCTTTGTTTTCAATCTGTTTGCCGTACAGCTCCCGATATATGACAATTGCCCCTTTCGGCAATTCAATGTTCTCCCCTTCGTCTGTCTTGCCACTACAAACAGCACCCCAAACGGCAGCAAAGTTACTAGTATAACCCCAATCGTAACCAAGATAACGAGGCCAATGCTTGGGTACATTGAAAGGCCGAATAATATGTTTAGTGCTAAACTCAGGAAAATAACTACCTTCGTGTATCTCAAAGTCACCCTCCAACCACGCCCTAACCAACTCAGGACTACCCACCATGTGTAACCGATCAATATACCCAGGATCTTTTTGCAACAATATCTGATTATCCTGTACCCTGCTTGGTATATAAATATACGGTACCGACTTATCCTCCGTAATCTTCCACTGTAACACCTTCCACCCTTTAGGTGCCGGTTTTATAAACAAATCCTTCAACCACTTATGCCCAGGACCACCAGGATTAAACGTCAATATCATCTGCGTTTCTGTACCACGCAATGCACCAAACAACTTAAATATAGGCTCTGGAGTAGGATAGTTACCAGCTTCCTCTATAGCAGCATGACTCAAATTCTGACCCTGATACTTCTCCGCATCAGCATTGCTACCCAATGGTCTAAACCTTAACCTACCTCCACTAGCAAACGTAAACTGCTTCTTCTGATCATTATAATGTGCCTCTAAAGGCAAATATATCTGTTTGGCACGCTCAATTAAATCATCTGCTTGTGGTAGCTCACGTCTAAAAAATATCGCGTTAAAACGCTCACCAAGCATCTCAGCAAGGATACCAAACTTACCCAAGACACCATCCGTTTTACCACCACCTCTAGCACCACCGTACCCAATTAGCGGCAACGGACAGTCAACTAACGCCTGTTGTGGACCCTTTTGTGGAGTCCATACAATATTTAACTCAGGTTCAGAGGCCGTCATTTAACTTTACTCTGCACTGTAAATCTCCGTTTGCCGCTTCATACCAAAAGGAAACTCTAGTTTACTAGAGGTAAAACTTACTTCCTTAAACACAACATGATTTGTAGGCTGCACACTTAACCTTCCATTTACCAGCTCAACAAAACAAAACTCCTTAGCTTGCTCAGGATAAGCACTAAAACCATCACCAATAGGAGCTACACTAAATAAATAACTACCCTCATGCTCCCTCCCATTAGCTCGTACCTTGCAATCTAAACCACTCAAATACCGATATTCCAAAACCGTAAAATCACTACCATAGCAATCCCAGGTTTGTGCATCCTTTACATCCCAATCCGCAGGACTATCCGTAAAAGCTATACCATGCACAGGAACATTGCGATAAATAGCACCACTCTCCAGCATCACCGTACAGCCCCAAACTCTACCAGGATACGACACTAACCCGAACCATACGCAAGGAATGAAACCTACGCCATTTTTGTGCGTATAAACGGCATCTACATAACAATAAATATGCCGTGGTAACTCACCTACAAGGCTATAGCGTGTCATCATCTATAACTTTGTTATGAGGAGTAGAACAGTCAAAATTGGCATCTGCTGTGGATGGGTGTATGTGGTCATGGGACTCCAACGGTTTCCGATTTAAAATATTTTTGCTACCGGCGGTATCAAGGTGGCAGTTTTGCAATTGAGAGTTGCCACCTATACAAGCGCGATCATTTTGTTCAGTAGGTAGGGAGGTAGTAGGTAGTATCTCTGCATCTGTTACTGAAATAGTTTTAGGATTCTGTTTCACTAACGATCCCCCCTCCCCCTGATCATTTTGCTGTGGTAAATATTCTTTTGACCACTCTTCCGCTGTCATGCTTCTAGCTGCTATTACGGCCTTTACCCTTACATCCTGTTTCATCTCTATGTTCGCTAATTTAGGCGCATAATAAGGTGCTGCTGCCATTGCTGCTGCTAACTGTTGCGCTTGGTTAGGTGTAAATCCGGCTACGCTGATCCCGTTTGCCCAATAAAGTAACAGCTCATGAGGTAGCATCTTTTCCATTGCTGCAAGTGATCTGATCTTTTGTTTAGATAATGCAGATATTTGCTTAGGTTCAGTAGCATCACCAAAAGGATCGGGGAGTCGTCTTGGCAAGTTATTGATCTCCTTATGCTGCTAAAATTTTCAGTAATCGTTATCGTTGCTTACTGTTAGTGTAAACCATTGCGATCATAAGTAATAGTTATTTTACGCTGATCGGGTCAAGCAATCTTATCGTTGAAGCGGGTTAGGGGAATGGAATCCTGCTTAACGATTAGTACTGGGACAGGCTCTTCGATGTCGTACTTACGAATCTTAGGTACGGTGATTGTCCCGTTATCAAATTCTTTAAGTAGATCGAAAAATTGTGATTGCGATAGTCCGCTCAACTTTTGCAATGCTAGTAAGCGATCAATATCAATCACTTTGAAATGTTTATTTCTATTCCTATATCGTGCACTATAATACTGGTAAGGTATTTTCATCACCTTAGCAAAATCAGTGATCGTTAGACCAAGGTTTAACCGTATAAACTCATATAGATCGGTTATAG